CCCGCCGGAAGATGCGGGACCTGGTTCTTGCCGGGGATGATATGGGTCCGATGATGGAGAAGATCTTTCAGGGCTCCTGCCGGTATATTGATTCCAAGACATACATATCAGACCTGACGGGAGGATTTTACATATATTCGAGATTGAAGAAAAAAGAGGTGAAAACCATGGAGACAAAAACGGCGTCCGATAAAGCAAATGCTAAAGCAGACAGCAATTTGAAACCGGTCAAAATATACATTGATATGGATTGGGAAGGCTCCTTGAAAAAGGGGAGCGCCTCCTACTCCATTGTACTGGAGACGATGTTTAAGGGACGGACTTATACTGCAGTCCATCACGGCGAGGTGGTAAATACCACCCAGAACCGTGCCATCCTGCATATCTCCAGAATCGCCCTGGCCCATCTGAGGGGAAATTATAATCTGGAGATCCATGCGGCCAGTGGGTACCTTGCCGGAGGATTTAATCTTTGCCGGTTCCAGTCGGCAGCAGAGCGGGAGTATCAGGCAACAAAGAATGCTGACCTGATCGACAAGCTTCTCAAAGCGGCAGCAGGACAGGCCATCCGTGTGGTACCGGAACAGCATCACGCCTATACAGACTGGATGCACAAGGAACGGGAAAAAGGGCAGCAGGGCGAAAGAGACCCGAAGATGTGGGAAAAGACCATTGATGATAAGAGATAGCCGAAGGGCGGAAAGGATAGAAAGATGATTAAATGCGAAATCCCCGGCTGCATCCGTGAAGGATGCCACAGCCATCATATCGTGTTCCGTTCCCAGGGCGGACCGGACATTGCAATGAATCTGATCAGGCTGTGTCCGTATCACCACAATATGTCCCCGGAAGGGGTTCATATGAATCCCACACTGGACAAGCGTTTGAAGTGTGTGCTGCAGCGGGAATATGAAGCGTTACTTCCGGAAAACGAGCAGTCAGTGGAACTGGCAGCCGACCGGATTGGCATGAGCCGGAAGAAAGCAGAAAAGTATTTTTCAAAGGTCACAAAGAATCCGGACGGCACCATGGACCGGGAGGACATTATCCGCCGGTTGATGGGCGGAAGACTTTATTGAGAGGAGAAAGACGATGGCAAAAATCAAAATGGATTGTATTTTTTATGACGGTATGAGCAGTAAGCCGATCCAGAGCCGGTGCAGGAGTTTGAAGAAACTTTATTGCAGCTGTGAGGATCAATGCAGTTTTTACAAAAGCAGATCTGACTACAATATGGACGGCAGCAGGAAGGTCAAACGGTGACTATATGGGAATCAGATTATCGAGCTGTAAATGGCCGGACTGCTTTCATTGTGATCGTCCGGACTGTGAATATACCGGGACGATCAAAGAAGACAACAGGTATTTGACCAGATTAAAGCTATGGAGCAAATACCAGCACGCCTGCGAAGCGAGTAATGCAGCGAGGATGGCGTATGAAAATCACCACCCGGAGGTAGTGGCAAATGAAATATATGCAAGGACAATATATCCGCTGCCAAGGGCAGCAGAGAAAGGAGAACAAGATGTATTTAACACTGGGAATATTAGTCATATGCATTATGGCGATAACATGGATTCTCCTGTTACCTTTATTTCCGGCAATCGGGGGATATTACCTGATGCTGAAAAAGAGGTTAGCAGATAGAAATATAAAAGAAAAGGAGACAGACAATGAATAAGACAAAAACTGGAGGAGTTATTGCAGGAGTAATTATGGTTTTGGTGGTTATTCTGTTCGTACTGAACATTAAGGTCATTCCGGCTGGATATGTCGGCGTGCAGTATAACATCAACAAAGGGGTAGAAGAGAAGGTACTGGGACAGGGCTGGCACCTCGTATCACCTACCGTAAAAGTGAAAACGTATACGGTAGGTCTGGAGCAGTCGTATCTTACAAAGAAAAAGAAAGGTGATTCCAGAAAGGATGAAAGCTTTTCTGCGAGCTCGTCTGAAGGAAAGGCTCTTCAGATCGATCTTACATATTCGTATCAGTTTAAGAGCAATAAAGTGAGCGAGGTATTTACCAGATTTAAGGGACAGGATGGAGAAGATGTTCGTGACCAGTTTATTAAACCGAATATCGTATCCTGGACAAAAGAAGTGATTTCCAGATATAAGGTATCGGATATTTTAGGATCCGAGAGGGCAAACGTCAATACGGCATTGACCGAATATCTGGCAGATAAATTCGAAGAGTATGGCATCACGATCAGCAATGTTTCTCTGATCGATATTACGGTAGACAAAAAGACCAGAGAAGCTATCAACGCAAAAATTACGGCGCAGCAGAAGGCAGAGACACAGAAAATAAACAATCAGACTGCCATTGACAAAGCAAAAGCAGATGCCGAGGTGCAGAAGACCGAGGCGGAAGCGAAGGCAAAGGCAGAGCTGATATCTGCAGAAGCGGAAGCTAAAGCAAACAAGAAGCTTAGTAATTCCATTACCGATCAGCTGATCAAAATGAAAGAGGCAGAAGCACGTCTCAAGCATGGCTGGATTACGATATCCGGGACAGATACCATTGTAAAAGAAAAATAACCGGGCAGCAGATTAACAGGAGAATCACCGCTGGGTCCCGAAAGGGATCCGGCAAATATAAACTGCAGTAACGAAATGGAGGAATACATATGCTGAGATTAAACCAGTATGAAAACAGACTGGCTGCACGTTTGGTGGAAAGTTACCAGAGACACAGCACTATGAAGGTGTCAGATGAGATAGAACATATCCGGCAGCAGGCAGTAGATTTGGATATGCAGCAGTTTTGGCTGTTGACACAGGAGAAATAAGAGAAGAGTGATGATAAACGGAGAATTGATAGTTGATAATTTCGCCGGAGGAGGCGGTGCCTCAACCGGAATCGAACTGGCAACCGGGAAGAGCGTTGATATCGCCATCAATCATGATCCGGAAGCGATTCGGATGCATAAAGCGAATCATCCGAACACGAAACATTACTGTGAAGATGTGTGGCAGGTGGATCCAGTTAAGGCATGTAAAGGACATCCGGTAGGTCTTGCCTGGTTCTCGCCGGACTGTAAGCACTTTTCGAAGGCGAAGGGCGGTAAGCCAAAGGATAAATTCATCCGTGGTCTTGCATGGGTAGCCTGCAGATGGGCGGGGTTGGTACGACCGAGAGTGATCATGTTAGAGAATGTCGAGGAATTTAAGACATGGGGACCATTAAACCGGGGACATCATCCAATTAAAGCTAAGCAGGGAAAGACTTTTGAAAAGTTTGTGCAGCAGCTTCAGGATCTGGGCTATGAAGTACAATTCCGTGAACTGGTGGCAGCAGATTACGGCGCACCAACGATGAGAAAGAGGTTTTTCATGATTGCTCGTTGTGATGGTAATCCAATACTGTGGCCAGAGCCGACTCATGCACCGAGAGATAGCGAAGAGGTAAAAGCTGGTCTGCTAAAGCCCTATGTTGGGGCATATACGCAGATTGATTTCAGTCGTCCGTGCCCATCTATATTTGACACAGCGCAGGAAATTAAGGAAAAGTATGGAATCCGTGCTGTGCGACCTTTAGCTCCAAAAACAATGGAGCGGATCGCAAGGGGATTGAAAAAATTTGTCCTAGATAATCCGGAGCCGTTCATTGTGCCTATTGGATATGGAGAAAGAAAAGGACAAAAGCCAAGAATCCACAGTATTGAAAATCCTTTGCCAACGATTGTCGGAAGTGGTAAGCATTATTTGTGCGCTCCGACATTGATCCAGTATCATTCGGAAACCGCAAAGGGAGAGGTAAGAGGGCAGACCATAGAAGATCCTATTATGACGGTAGACGGATCAAATAGATATGGACTGGTAACATCATTTTTACATAAATATTATGATGGTGGATATAAAGGAGCTGGAGACAGTATCAAGAATCCATTACCAACGATCACGGCATGGGATCATAACAGTTTGATAACGGCAAACTTGATTCAAATGAATAACCACTGTGATGGAAAAGATATCAGACAGCCATTGCCAACGATAACAGCAGGTGACGGACATTTCGGAGAGGTTAGAGCGTTTTTGATCAAATATTACGGGGATGCAACCGGGCAGGATATTAAAAATCCATTGGATACAATAACGTCCAGAGATCGGTTTGGTCTGGTGACTATTGACGACACTGACTATCAGATTGTTGATATCGGACTTCGGGGGCTGGAACCACGAGAGCTGTATGGGTGTCAGGGATTTCCAGAGGATTATATTATCGACCACGACTTTGAGGGACATACATACCCTCGAAGTGAGCAGGTGCGCCGGTGTGGCAATTCAGTTTGCCCACCATTACCGGCTGCAATGGTACGCTCCAATCTTCCGGAGCTGTGTGTGGCAAAGAGAATGCCAAACATCACAAGGGACAGGATAGAAACAGATGTAGATGGACAGTTAGCATTTGCGTAACAGGAAGGAGGATGGACAATGACAGATCAGGAATTTAAAGAAACCATATTAGAGATTAACAACAGCACCCTGCCGATTCCAACGCAGCAGAGGATCATAAAGGAGCTGGAGGGCAGCAGATGGATCCCGGTGGATGAAAAGAGTCCGGAGAATGATACCTATGTTCTGGTGTCGTTTGAGAATTTCACCATGCCGGATATCGCACGGTATGAGGAAGATAAAGCTGGCGGTATATTTTATCCCGGTGACGAAGAACGAAGCTATAAATCATATGGACCGATCGTCAATGCATGGAAACCGTTGCCGGTGACATATAAAAACGATAATAGCCCATTGAAGCGGATGGGGACAGAAGAAATAAAAAAATGCAGAGAGTGTGTTCATACAAGAGCATCCTGCCATCACAGGGGGTTAAAATGTTCTGAATGTCCGCTGACGGAATTATTCTGTGATGAATTTTATGTTGCAATAGACAGATGCTATGAGGATGCTATGAGGATGCTTATGCAAGTGGATACCTCGCTGGTAATGAAACAGGAAAATATGAGGCATCAAAGAATGGAGGAAGATCATGAATAAAGCAATCTTAATGGGTCGTCTGACCCGTGATCCGGAGATCAGATACAGTTCCGGAAATGAACCGACAGCAATTGCCAGATACACACTGGCAGTTGACCGAAGATATAAGCGTCAGGGCGATGATCAGACTGCGGACTTTATCAACTGTGTCGTATTCGGCAGAGGAGCAGAGTTTGCTGAGAAGTATCTTCATCAGGGAATCAAAATCGTAGTAACCGGACGGATCCAGACCGGAAGCTACACGAACAAAGACGGTCACAAGGTCTACACCACGGAGGTGGTGATTGAGGAACAGGAATTTGCTGAAAGCAAAGCAGCGCAGAATGGAAATACCCAGAACGGCAGCAGTACAGGAAACGAACCACGGCAGGCACCGGATCCGGGAGACGGCTTCATGGATATTCCGGATGCAATCGAGGAGGAACTGCCGTTTAACTAAAGGAGGGTCGCATGGCAAAGAAAGAATTAACTAGAAAAGAATACGAGAAGATCAAGCGCATGGATCATCACGCAATGAAGTGTTACATAGAAAGTGTTTACCGGTCCGGCTATGATGCCGGGTCAAGAGAAGAGCCGGCAGATTCAACACACAACAAAATGCCGGCGATCGATCAGATCCGTGACGAGATAGGCAAGATCAAAGGTATTGGTGAAAAGAAGCAGCAGGCAGTGATAGATGCGATTATTACAATATGGGAACAGGAGGGCAGCAGATGTTAAGTGAAGAGGTAAATGAGAGGATACTGCACAATATGCCTTTGGTATCGACGGAGGGGGCTTGTAAGTTCTGCGGACAGCTCGCAGCCATCCAAGTACCGGGGAAATGGACGGACGAAGAAAAAAACGAATATGCGACAGAAATGTGTGAGTGTCCGGAAGCAGACTGGTATCGACTGAACAAGCTCAAGAAAGAAAAAGGACGGAAGAGAGTCAAATCATTATTTGAACGGGATCAGTCTGATGCTGTCAAAAGCTTCCTACAGGCAGCAGTGGAATTGATCGCGGATGAAGACATCAGCAGCATCACGGTCAAGATTGATGATATAACAAAGGCAGACATTAAAACAGGATCAAAAGGCGGTATCCGTGTAGAGCGGACAGACACGACGAAACAGATGGAGGAGTAGACAAATGGTAAGTAAGGAGACAAAGGAAACGATCTTGGCCACGATAGACGAAGTATTCCAGAAAATGAATTCAATCTCATGGATCGATCGTCAAAAGGCAATGTCCAAGGAAGCATTTAAGAACACAGAAAAGATCCTGTATTGTTTCAATGTTCTGAAGGAGCATGTCTCGAATGAGCAGGAGTACCTTGACATTGCACTGCACGGGAAAAGTAAGTCAATCACCTCATACATAAAAAACGGCGGAGGACCGGTGGATGATGATACGAAGCTGCGTGACCGGATGGATTCGTACCGGCGCAGTCTAAACGACGTGGAGCGAGTAGAAGCGGCGTTGGAGCATATCCGGGGAATGAAAGGCTATGAAGTCATCGAGGCAAGATATTTCAATCGCAAGGCGGGCGGTGAAAATTATACTTGGGAAGAAATTGCAGGGACGTTAGCCGGATCAGAAGGATATTCGGACAATCTAAACGAAAAGACCGTCCGAGCGTATAAAAACAAGATCATCAAAGAGATGGCAGTCTATCTGTTTGGGTCCGATGCAATATAAAATCGCCCGATTCGTGACCCTAGACATATGCTTTTTAACGTGTTAAAATTTTTACAATTAGTTTTTTGTTATAATTCATTAAGGCGTATTTCCTTTGAAGGAAATGCGTCTTTTTTTCGTGGGGAAGGTGGTGAAATGTCAGATGTCAAGATAAAGGCGGAAGCGGATTATATGTCCGGGATGAAGTATAAGGACATTGCAGAGAAATACAACGTATCACTGAATACGGTCAAGAGCTGGAAAAAAAGATATGCTTGGGACAGATCCGGGGATGCAAAAAAGGGTGCACACAAAAATACAAAAATGGTGCACACAAAATCAGATTCCAAAGGATGCAAAATGTCCGGCAGCAGTCCGCCTCCTTCAGAGGAAGTGGTGAATCTGGCGGATAATTCGGATCTGACTGAGAAACAAAGGCTTTTCTGTATTTATTATATTCGCAGTTTTAACGCTACGAAGGCGTACATGAAAGCATATGATTGCGAATATGAAACAGCGGCGGCAGCAGGTTCGCGAATGTTAAGAAATGTTAAGGTAAAAGAGGAAATTAACAATCTCAAACAGGGACGTCTCAACCGGGAGATGCTTTCTGAGGAGGATATCGTGCAGAAATACATTGATATCCTGTATGCAGATGCAAAGGATTACATTGATCCGAAGCGAAATAAGATCGACCTGAACAATCCGTTCGCTGATGGAACACTTGTGAAGAAGGTCAGCTTCGGTAAGACGGATAGTGTGGAGTTACTGGATAAGATGAGAGCATTGCAATGGCTGGCGGATCATATGAGTCTGGCTACAGAGAAGCAGAAAGCAGAGATTGAACTGTTGAAAGCGAAAGCGGAAGACAGCAGCCGGGCAGATGAGGAACAGCTTCAGGAGAAAGAGAACAATGTGGAAGAGATTCTGAAGCAGTTGCATGATGTGGATCCGGATGAAGTGATGGAGTGAGGATGGTGAGAATATGAAACTGGTATTATCGCCAAAGTTTAAAGATTTCCTGACTATCAGAACCAGGCGGGATTATCTGGAAGGGACCACGGCAGCAGGCAAGACCACGGTAGGAATCTTTAAATTTATGATGATGGTTGCAGACTCCGATCTTAAGTTTCATGTGATTGCCGGAGCAGATCTGGGTACCGTGGAGAAAAACGTGATCAATTCAGAGCTTGGCCTGATCGCCCAGATGGAAGGGTTGGCAGATTATTACCCGAAAGGACAGGGAAAGATCAGTCTCCCTCACATCAAGTACCGGACAAGAAAAGGAATGAAGATCATTTATGTATGCGGCTTTGATAACAAAGCCCGCTGGAAAAAGGTTCTTGGTTCACAATCCGGCTGCGTATACATTGATGAGGTAAATACGGCAGATATGGAGTTTCTGCGTGAGATCACCCACCGATGCAAGTATATGATGACTACCTCCAACCCGGATGCGCCGGATAAGCCAGTGTATAAAGAATTCATCAATCACAGCCGTCCTTTGAAGAGATATGCCGCAGATTATCCTGTGGAGCTTCTTGCGGAGCTGAAGGAAGAACCGGTTAAGGGGTATGTACACTGGTATTTCACATTTTATGACAATGCTTCCATGACACCGGAGGACATTCAGGAAAAGATCGATGCCGTTCCGAGAGGGACGAAGATGTATAAAAACAAAATACAGGGGTTACGAGGCAAGGCAACCGGTCTTGTCTTTTGTAATTTCAGCAAAAAGCACCATGTCATCACGAAGGAACAGGCAAAGAAATATATCCGGAGCACAGGGCAGCAGACAGAATGGTTTGAATACTTTACCTCCGGGCTGGATACGGCGTACTCTACGACATCCCCAGATACCATTGCTATGAGCTTCGTTGGGATCACGAACAAAGGGCGGTGCATTGTACTGGATGAGAGAGTTTACAACAACGCCAGTCAGACGGTCCCGATCGCTCCGAGCGATACCGTAGTCAATTATGTGGCATTTCTGGAGAGGAATCGAAAGGAATGGGGAGGTCAGGCAAGGAATGTTTTTGTGGATAGTGCAGATCAGGCAACATTGACGGAATGCGCAAAGTACAAACGTGCCCACCCGGAATGCCTTTATATATTTAACAATGCATACAAGAAAGTAACGATCATTGATCGTATTATGCTGCAGCTGGGCTGGATGGCATATGACGATGAGAAACAGGCGCGCTATCAGGTGGTTGATACCTGCGTGAACTACATACGGGAGCTGGACAACTACAGTTGGAAAGAGGATAAGGATGAGGAGCCGGAGGACGCAAACGATCACATGATCAACAGTACACAGTATGCATGGATTCCATACAAGCACAAGATAGGAGGACGATCATGAGCACATTACATTTGATCATAATATGCGTAACCATAGTTTTTTGCGTAGCGCTGGCAAGCGATGGAGGAAATAGATGAGGTGGTTTAACAGAATGAGTGAGAATGTAAAACAGAGAATGCAGAGCTGGCTGCAGATCACGCCGGCAAATGTGCATAGTTTCAATATACAGGAGACGATGGACTTTCAGGCAAACGTGATCAAAAACAGAATATGGTATCTTGGAGATCCTGATGAGTTGGCACAGTTATACAGTCAGATTGACAGCAGTCAGAATAGACTCCGCTTCTGGGCTGCACGAAGCAGCACAGGCAGAGAGATCCGGAAGATACATATCGGACTGCCTGCAATCATGGTGGATACGCTGACCAATATCATTATGACGGATTTCAATCAGATAACAGTGCCGGACAAAAGAGAAGACACGTGGGAGAAGATCAGCCAAGAGAATGAGTTTAAATCTTTATTGGAGGAAGCGGTCAGCCAGGCATTATATCTGGGAGATGGAGCATTTAAGATATCTCTGGATACAAGGATGAGTCAGTATCCGATCATAGAATGGTACCCGGCAGATCGGATTGATATCATCTGCAACCGGGGACGGATGAAAGAGGTGGTCTTTAAGACTGCCTACAAAGAGGGAAACAAACAATATGAACTGCAGGAGCATTATGGTTTTGGATATATCCGGAATGAGCTTCTGCATAATGGACAAAAGGCAGACCTGAAGAACGTCTCTGCGTTAGCCGGATTGAAAGATATCCGCTTTGATGATTCGTTCTGTATGGCGGTGCCTTTTTATATTTACAGTAATCCGCGAATTAAGGGACGGGGCAAGTCAATCTTTGACGGCGGTAAAACAGATGACTTTGATTCTCTGGATGAAACATGGAGTCAGTGGGTTCAGGCAATGAGAGAAGGGCGTACAACGAAGTATATTCCGGAGGACCTCATTCCGAGAAACCCAAAGACACAAGCACTAATGCCACCAAATCCATTTGACAATACATATATTGCTGTACCTGGAGGAATGAGTGAAAACGCCTCTAATAAGATTGATGTTACACAGCCGGATATACCTCATGAGTCGTATCTGAGTACGTACATTACAGCATTGGATCTCTGCCTGCAGGGAATCATCAGTCCATCGACTATCGGAATTGATGTAAAGAAACTGGATAATGCCGATGCGCAGCGTGAGAAAGAAAAGACCACGCTATATACTAGAGGCAAGATCATCGATGCACTGCAGACTACGATACCGAAGCTGATCAATACAGTATTCAAATCGCTGGATACCTTGAATCAGGTAACGGTGGAGGAAACAGAATCATCGATAGAATTTAGTGATTATGCAAACCCGTCCTTTGAGTCACAGATTGAGACTGTGGGTAAAGCTAAGTCCAGTGCCATTATGTCTAATGAGGCTGTTGTGGATGAGCTGTATGGTGATACCAAGACGGAGGAATGGAAGCAGGAAGAGATCAATCGTTTAAATGCCAGAGATGGAGTGGAGACGATGGAAGAGCCGGCGTTGAACATGGGTGGGCTTGAAGTGGAAAAACAGTCGGCAGTAGAGAGCTTTATAGAGGGAGGAATGACAGGTGAAAGTAAAAGTAAGTCAAAAGATGTACGGAATGTCCAGGAAGGAATACCAGCGACTCCTTGAGGTGGCATCGGAACAGGTACCTTTTGGGATCTATGCGGTAGAGAAGACCGGTTACGCAGAGTTGCGGTGCGACCGGTGCACATCCGTCACGCAGCTAAAGGCATTAACCAGACAGTTTAAATCACAGGGCTTCAAGGTACATTCTAACCGATAGGAGATATCACCATGGAGAATATGGATTATGATGTGGGGAAAGCATTTGCGGCCATAGAAAATGAGCTGCTGGATTCCATGATGCGGAATATGGAGCGGCACCGTGCAGAGGAAACGAAAGAGGGCTTCCAGTGGGAACAGTGGCAGGCGAAACAGCTTGCCGGATTGGAAGAGTACCGTAGAAAACACAAAGGAAAACTGGAGGAGCGGTATGCGGCGATCAATTCCAAGATGCGGATGGCGATCCTGCAGGCGAATGCTCAAGGGAAAATGGCGCAGGAGAAGAAAATACTGGAGGCAATCCGCAAGGGTGCTAAGCTGCACCGGGCAACGGATAAGCTGCAGGGAGAATTCTTTCGGGTCAATGACCGGAAGATGAACGCCCTGTTGGATGCCGTAGAGAGTGATATGAAGCGTGCTGAGAGCGCAATCCTGCGAATGCATGACGATAAAGTCCGACGGGCGATCTTTAATGCACAGGTATATGCAAACAGCGGAGCCGGCACTTACGAGAAAGCAGTCGATATGGCAGTAAAAGATTATGCTGCGGCAGGGATCAACTGTGTACGGTATAAAGATGGCAAGCAGGTCAACATAAAATCCTATGCCAGAATGGCACTTAAGACGGCAGGTCTTAGAGCATACCTTACAGGAGAGGGAGCCAAGAGGCAGGAGTGGGGCATACATACTGTTATCATCAATAAGCGTGGAAATCCATGTCCGTTATGTCTGCCCTGGGTAGGCAGGGTGATGGTTGATGATGTGTGGTCCGGGGGCACAGCAGCAGAAGCAAAGAAAATGGGGTACCCATTGATCAGTCAGGCAATGAATGCTGGACTATATCATCCGAATTGCCGAGATTCCCATACCACATACTTTCCGGGGATATCCACACCTCCGGATAAGAAGTGGAAGAAATCAGAATTGGCAGCCATAGAGAAGAATGTAAAACAGGAAGCCAGGCGGCAATATGCCGAGAGACAGGAGGAGAAGTTTGATCGCCTGGAACGGTATGCAATGGATCCGGAGAATAAACGGGTGTACGCTGCGAGGAGAGAGGAGTGGAGAGCAAAATCTGGTCAAAAGAGAGAAAAAAACATTGTCAATTCAATGCCGAATGCTATAATGAATTTAACTGAGGAAGAACTTGGAACGATACTGCGATATAAGAGTTCAGAGTCATATAGGATTAATGACGCATTAAGGAAAAGCAAGGATATTTCGATGCTTACAGACGAGCAGCGAAAATTTGTCAGCAAATTAGACAGCGCATTATCGAAAATGCCGACATATGAGGGGAATTTGATAAGAACCGTCAATTTTTCTGCTTATCCGGATACCGATGCAAGGCTGGATGAGTTTTTGCAGGAATTTGAGGTGGGGAAGAGTAAACAGATCAGACAATATTGGAGTACATCAAGTAAAAGAGGATATGATGAACGTCCCAATGTGGTTATATACATACAAAATGCAAAGAAGGGGCGAGATATCAGAGCCATTGGACTGGATGAACAGGAAGTTCTCTATGAAAGAGATACGGAGTTTTTGGTTGATGATAAAGTGTTTGTCGATGGTGTGTGGAATATATTATTACGGGAGGTATGAGCATGGCTTATGAGGATATTTACAAGGGATTAAATGATGAGGAAAGAGAGAGGATGCTACGGCAGGATATTCCGAAGTTTGAGACGGTAGGAGAATTTGAACAGACAGAGGAAGATAGAAAAAAAGCGAGAGAAACTCTGATGAAGTTTATTCGTCTTGGAAGACGAGCAGAAAGAGAAAAAAGAGTGATCCCCTTGACAGAAGAAGAATTGAATCGAGAGGATTAAGTGAAAATAAAGAGATTTTAAGCATCCGAAGAGGGTGCTTTTTTAATGAAAAAATATATGCCGGATATCCGGAGAAAGCGAGGACAAGGAGAAGAGATTAATGACTTGCAGGAATTTATTGTTATGAAGTGTGCGAATAGAACATTAGTGCCGTGGCTTGCTTCACAGACTGATGTGCTCGCTGAAGATTGGAAAATTATAGATTAGGAGGTGATCCAATATCTCCCAACTGTGGGTAAAACAGTATACGACATCCGAAAGGGTGTTTTTTTATTGCAATTTTATATTGCAGCCCTGCCCGAAGGCGAACCGAACACTTTGTTCGGGGATAAACTACGAGGAGACACCTGAGAACAAAACTGAGTGAGACACACGTAAAACTGGATGGGGAGACACCCCTTCAACTGAAAGGAGCAATAAACCATGAGAAAGAACATGTTACCAATGAATCTGCAGCTTTTTGCTGATCCAGAACCAAGTGGTCAGAATGCCGGCGGACAGCCGGAGTTGAACGGCACACCGGCACCGCAGGAGGGGCAGCAGGAACCGCCAAAGACACCGGAGATTGATTATGAGAAGCTTGCAAGCGTGATCGAAGGAAAAAAGTCAGTTGCAGAGGATACCGTGCTGAAGAATTACTTCAAGAAGCAGGGATTGAGTAAGGAAGAAATGGACAGTGCCATTGGTGCATACAAGAAGCAGAAACAGGAATCCGAACCGGATCCGACTGCCTTACAGGCACAGGTGGTACAGGCACAGCAGTTGGCAGTTGCGTCTGAGATTGAGAAGGAGGGCGTGCTGATCGGCGTGGAGATGGGGCTTGATGTGAAAACAATTCCGTATGTGATGAAGCTGGTGGATACATCTGCAGCGGTGGCAGACGGTAAGGTGGACACAGATAAACTCAAGGAAGCAATCAACAAGGTACTGGAGGATGTTCCGGCGCTTAAGCAGGGAAAGTTGGAGGGGCAGTCCAAGGGATTTGTACAGGTAGGAGCCGGACAGACCGGCAGCCAGACAAGCACCGCAGGGCAGCAGTCGGCTACTCCGGTGATCCCGACAAAACGTTGGAATCGTTTTAATTAAAAAGAAAGGTGAAATAAGGTGATAATATGGCATTAAATTATGCAGAACAGTGGAGTCCGGAATTATTGGAGATCCTGATGCAGGGAACATTGACTTCCCCGTTTGTAACAAGCAACGTAAAATGGCTGGATGCAAAGACTTTTCATTTTACTCAGATGAGCGTGAGTGGTTATAAGAACCATGCTCGTAATGGTGGCTGGAATCGTGGAAATTACGCTCAGACAGATGTAGCGTACACGGTAGAACATGATCGAGATGTATCTTTTCTGGTGGACAAGGCAGATGTGGATGAGACCAATGAGACAGCGTCCATCCAGAATATCAGCAGAGTCTTTGAACAGACACAGGTGGTACCGGAGACGGATGCACTGTTTTTCTCAAAGGTGGCAAAGAAAGCGCAGGAGACGGATGGATATCATTCATCCACGGCGACATCTGCGTATACCAAGGCGAAGGTCTTTGGCATGCTTAAGGATATTCTGGCAAAGGGTAAGCTTCGCCGTTATAAGGCGAATGGTGCTCTGATCATGTATGTCCGCAGCGAGATCATGGATGCTCTGGAACAGTCTACGGAGTTTACCCGTAAGATTGAGATGACTCAGATCGCAGAGGGCGGCATGGGAATTGAGACCCGTGTAACTGAAATTGACGGTGTGCCGATCATGGAGGTCGTAGATGATGAGAGATTCTATGATGCCTTTGACTGGGATACGGAAGCTGGTGGATTTGCTCCGCTGAAGAAGGTGGCAGCAGACAGCAGCCACGGAGTAGAAGCCGTGACAGGTGCGCATAAGATCAATGTGCTGGTAGCATGCGGACAGACCTGTAAGACGGTACCGAAGATCTCCAGCATTTATTATTTCGCACCGGGAGCCCATACAGAGGGAGATGGATATCTGTATCAGAACCGTTCCCTGTCGGATGTATTTGTGTTCCCGAATGGCAAAGATGGCAAGATCGATTCTATCTTTGCAGATGTGGATACCACTGAGTATACCGCCTAGGAGGGATGCGGATGTATGCCGATAAGGAATACTATACGGAAACCTATGGTGGATCTTTGATCGGAGAGAAAGAACTGACACGACTGTTAGAGAAAGCCAGCCGGCAGATCGATACGTTGACATTCTGCAGAATCCGTGAGATTGGTTTCGACCGTCTCACGGCATTCCAGCAGGATCAGATTCAGTATGTGACCTGCATGCTGGCTGATTTTATCTATGAGAATCAGGATGAGCTGGAGTCTATGTTGTCATCCTATGGAATCAATGGCGTGTCCATGACCTTCTCAAGTGGAGTCAATGTCACGAAGGTGCAGGGCGTTGTGATCCGAACCGACATTTATGCGGAGCTGGAAAAGACAGGACTGTGCTGCAGGATGATTTAGGAGGTGGCAGTGTGCGTTATCCGTGTCTGGTAAAGAAGCGTCAGTGTAAGACGCCGGTAAAAGTATCTCTGGAGCAGGAGGAGCTTAGCGTGTACGGAGAGCCGGTAATAGCAAAGGAGATTGAAACAACATGTAACTATCAGGACAGCGCAAAGACGGTGCTGACAGCAGAGAAAAAGCTGATCCAGTTGTCGGGGGTGGCTTTATTTCCGGGAGATATCGCTCCGGATCTGCCGAATCTCAGTGGAGGAACCATTGAGATAAACGGGGAGAAGAGGAGAATATTCCAGGGAAGAAAAGCCAGAAACCCGGATGGAACAGTAAATTACAGTGAATTGGATGTGATGTAATGGCAGTGAATTCAACGATCAAGATCGATCAGGGCAAAATAAGGAAGCTGACAAGGGCAAGCATCAGGGCTCTGGAAAAGACCGCAGAGGCGGTTCATACCGAGATTGTGCAGACTCAAGTAATGCCGAGAGATACCGGAGCTTTGCAAAATGAAAGCACCTTTGTGGATTACAGCAACAGCAGTCAGGGAAGCTGCTCTATCGTATCAGATACACCGTATGCCAGACGATTGTATTATCATCCGGAATATCAATTTTCGAAGGATGAGAACCCGAATGCAAGAGGTAAGTGGTATGAACCGTGGATGAAAGGCGGGGAACACGAAACATTTGCAAGAGATACTTTTAAGAAGAATTACAAAAAGGAGGCGGGCTTATGGTGAACTTGGCAGATATCAGAGATTATGTGGCAAAACTCGGCATTGTAAAAAATGAACGCTGCTACATGGGGAAGATAGACACAAAGCACGAAGAAAGCATCGGCTGTTATCATCTTCGCAGGAGTGGATCGCCTCGCATCCCACTGGGAGGACAGGAGAACATGACGTTCGATGTGCTCCCGGTATCCTTTTTGATTCGTTGGAACAAAAACGCTGCACAGACAGATCAGAAGGCTAATGAGCTGTATCGGATCCTGCAGGATCTGAGAGATGTAACCGTAAACAATAAGCAGATAAAATTTTGTATCATGCAGGTACCGTATCCGCAGGATGTTGGAACAGACGAATCGGGTATTTTTGAGATGGTCATTGAAACAGAGTTTTACTGCAGCAAAGAAGTGAAGGAGGAGAAATAATCATGGCAGCAAAAGAAGGAGTATTTCCTTGTTATGAAAACCAGTTTCATGTAGGAGCTACGAAGGCGGATAAAGCGACTATTGCGGAATGCGAAAGCTTCTCGGTATCTATCGACAATGGCGTCGAGACCTGGAACTCATTTACACAGGAGGGATGGCAGAGTGCATTACAGACGGCAAAAGCAATCACTATTTCGGTCAGCGGAAAACGTTGCATTGGCGATACCGGTAACGATCTGGTTGCAGGCAAGTGGCTGGCAAATGGTCAGGATGCATACGTTTACTTTGACTGGACATTCCCGGATGGTACGGTAGTTGCATGGGATAAGGCGGTTATCAATGTAACGAATGTCAATGGCGGAGATTCTACGAATGTGGCTCCGCTGGAGTTTGATATTGTATCGAACGGCAAGCCGACAGTCACGAATCCCAGTTGAAGCGGCGCAGGAGGCGTCGCTGGCGAATCAGGCAGTCGTAGCTGACGAAAGTGAACCGGCTGCAAAATCAAAGAAATAGAAGATGATGAGGAGCTGATCTGCCAAGCAAACGGCAGCAGCTCCTTTTGTATTGCCGAAAGGCGGAACGGAGGAAGAACATGGCAAAGGTTATTGATATTACAGATAAGTTAAATTTTGAGGAAAGTCCTGCAATCACGATTAAAGGGCAGGTATATAAAGTGAACGATTCTGCAGAAACAATGTTGAAGCTGATGGGATTGTTTGATGACAGATCAGAGGCAGAGGCGGTGCCGGCAGCCTATGAGCTGCTCTTCTCGGAAGAGGACAGGGAGAGATTAAAGGGGCTGAATCTGAATTTCAAGGATTTCATGACTTTGATTGAGGAGGCAATGGATCTGGTCCGTGGAGGAGATGATGATACTCCCAGCGGGGAGTAGCGAGAGTTACTATGATCTGTTCGAGGACTGGGACCTGATTGTATCCAGTGTTCTGGAACAATATGGCATCCGTATTTATTCAGCGGAGTTTAAAGGAATGAAATGGCTGGAGTTTTCTGCTTTGATTTCCGGTATTGGTCCGGACACGGCTCTGGGAAGAGTTGTGGCAATCCGTGCTGAGACGGACAAAGAAGTGATTAAGCATTTTTCAGATGATCAGAGACGGATCTGGAGAGAATGGAGAAACAAGTCCGCAAAGCAGAAAAGTCCGGAAGAGGTACAGAACTACCTTGAGATGTTTAAGGCAGCATTTGTCAGAATGGCAGGTGATAGCGATGGATGAGAAAAAGCAGAAGAAAGTGAGATGTCCATATTGCGGATATGAGCTTCCGATATTTTATTCGTCAAAATCAGAAGCCAGAGATATTTATACGGTATGCAAAGGGAGAAACTGTAAAAAGAAATTTAGAATAACGTTGGTCAAGTAGATGCCATTATGAGCCGATGACCGCGCACTAGGAGGTGAGCGCATTGGCTGATGGTCAGAGTGTTGGTAAAATTCATCTTGATCTTGGAATTAACAGCAAAAATTTCAGCAAATCCATGTCCGGAATAGAGGGTATGGCAAAAAAGGCGGCGAAAACTCTGGCCGCTACGTTTGCAGTAAAGGGAATTACAGATTTTGGAAAACAGTGTTTGGATCTCGGTTCTGATCTGACCGAGGTGCAGAACGTAGTCGATTCGGCATTTGGTCCGAAGGTATCTAAAAAGGTGGACAGTTTTGCAAAGGATGCTGCGACCTCTTTTGGCTTATCGGAGACGATGGCTAAGAGGTATGCGGGTACCTTCGGAGCTATGGCTACTGCGTTTGGATTTTCTCAGGATCAGGCAGCGGACATGTCTACGCAGCTTACCGGGCTGGCAGGAGATGTTGCATCCTTTTACAATATTTCGCAGGATGAGGCGTACACAAAGCTGAAATCTGTATTTACCGGCGAGACGGAGTCGTTAAAAGATCTCGGAGTTGTTATGACGCAGACAGCGCTTGACAGCTACGCTATGGCGAACGGCTTTGGCAAAACGACAGATAAGATGACTGAAGCAGAGAAGGTGGCTCTGCGATACAAGTTCGTACAGGATCAGCTTAGCATTGCATCCGGAGACTTTGCAAAGACATCCGGGTCGTGGGCGAACCAGATGCGTATTCTGTCTCTGCAGTTCGATTCGTTAAAAGCATCTATCGGGCAGGGACTGATCAATCTGTTTACGCCGATCATTCAAAAGGTCAATGCCCTGATGAAGAAAATGGTCGGGCTGGCATCGATTTTCAAACAGTTTACCGAAATGCTCACCGGGAACAAGAACAAAGATGATGGTATCGCAGCTACGGCAAATATGGCAGCAGATGCAGACAGCAATATGTCGGGAGCATCTTCTTCAGCGGCGGATCTGGCAAAGAATACCACGGCAGCAGGAAAGGCTGCGAAAAAAGCGAAGAAGGACATGTTTGGTCTGGCGTCTTGGGATGAGCTTTCCAATAATTCTTCTTCGAAGGATTCTGATTCAGGAAGCACAAGTGCAGGAAACGGAACGGGAGCGGTAGGAGGGAGTAATGCTGCAGCAGGTTCCAGTGTTCTGGATAAGGTAGGAGAAAGCGCCGGAAAACTGTCTGGCATACTGGGGAAGGTAAAGGAAGAATTTGTTGATCTTGCCAAGAGATTTGCAGCCGGTTTTCAGCTGGGGCTTGGAAATACGAAACAGGTATTTCAGAGCATTAAGGACGAAATTCGTTCTATCGGTCAGTCTTTGATAGATATATTTACGGATCAAGCTGTAATCGATGCCGTAAAAAAGTGTGCGGAAAAGATAGCAACGGCACTTGGAAAGATTGCTGGAAGCATTGCAAGCGTTGGTCTCACGTTGGCAGATCTACTGGTGGGAAGCCTCGCAAAGTATCTGGAACAGCATAAGAGGGACTTGGTTAAGCATCTGGTGAACTTGTTTGATATTACAGGGAAAATTGCGGAAATTGTTGGAAACTTCGCTGTGGTAGTAGCGGATATTGCAGCAGTATTTCGTTCAGATGAAGCCAAACAGATCGGTGCAAATCTGCTTAATATTTTTGTAGAAACGAAGCTTAATGTGCTTACGCTGATGGCGAAAGTGGGTAGAGATATCATTGACACCCTGACCGCACCAATTATAGAGAACAAGGATAAGATCAAAGAAGTTTTAACAAATGTAATTAAATCCTTGTCATCGATAATTGGTACAATATCAGATGTTGTGACTAATACATGGGACAAGATTCAGAACGTATATGATCAGCACATTCATCCACTGTTTGAAAAAATAAAGGAAGCACTGTCAACATGGGTTGGAACAATTTTAGATGGCTACAATAAACATATTGTCCCTGTTTTAGATCAATTTGCGAAGAAGTTTAAAGATGTTGTTGAAAAATATGTTCAGCCAGCGATTGATGCTGCATTGGATGCTGTTGGGAATCTTGCTGACATGCTCTCCAGCGTACTAAACAAAGTACTGAAGCCGCTTATTAACTGGGTAATTGCAAATATCATTCCTGTTTTGGCGAAAAACTTCCAGAAAGCCGGAAATATTATACTTGCAGCGATGAAAGGTGTGTCACAGATCATACAGGGAGTTTCGGAAGTGTTTTCCGGAATCTGTAAGATTATCAAAGGCATCGTTGACGGTGAATGGAAAACGGTCTGGGAAGGGGTGAAGGACATTGTCGGAGGTGTTCTCACTGCAATTCAGGGACAGTTTACTGCCGGATGGACAGCTATTAAAACAACATTCCGACCGGCGGCAGTCTTCTTTGAAACGATAGCGTCTGCAATCAAGGGAGCCTTCCAAGGAATTGGAGAGTGGTTCAAAACTACCTTTAGCGGAGCAAGTGATAAGTTGAAAAGTGGCTTTTCGGGAGTAAAGTCGTTCTTCGGCGATAAAAGTAAAGAGGTAAAAGATGCCTTTACAGGTATTCCGGATTGGTTCAAAACAAAGTTCGCAAGTGCATACGATAAAGCCAGCGGAGCTTTCGCAAAAGCAAAAGATAATTTTAAAGCGATCAGAGATAATATCAAGGCGCCGTTTGGAGGAATAGCAGATTGGTTTGAATCGACATTTAAAGGTGCTTGGGAAAAAGTCAAGGACGTATTTTCTTCAAGAGGAAAGATCTTTGCCGGAATTAAAGAGGGAATGGAAAAGACCTTTAAGACAGTGGTGAATGGGCTGATCTCCGGCATTAACGTTATCGTATCGAAACCTTTTGACAAGATCAATAAAATGCTCAACACGATCCGCAAGGTTGGTGTTGGCAAGATCAAACCGTTTGAGAAGCTGTGGGAGGAGAATCCGATCACGGTACCGAAGGTTCCGGCACTGGCACAGGGCGGATATGTGAAAGCAAACACACCGCAGCTTGCAATGATCGGTGATAACCGTCATTACGGCGAGGTGGTATCGCCGGAGGATAAACTGCAGGCAATGGCGGTAGAAGCCGGGCGTTTGGCAGCAGAGTCTACTTCTGCAGCATTGGTACCGGTGATTGAAAGGTTGTGCAATGCGATCATCACATTGGAGAACACGTCCGGAGGAGTAGAGCTGGAGCAATACAAAGAGGGCGATCTGCTTCGCGTAGTAAGAAATGAAAACTCAAAATATAAAAAGCAGCATGGTGTGTCTGCATTGACGTAAGGAGGGGATGCGATTGTACGATGAAAGCAAAGGGTTGATCGCTATTGCGACCGGCTATTCAGATGGAAAATACACCTATGAGAAGCTAAATCACGATTTGCTGCAGCAGGATACGGTTCAGTCCACTCCGGATCAGATGCAGGACAAAGACTCTTATACAAATGCGAAAGGTTATCTCAAGAGAACTGTGATGGAGCATTCCAGATCGAAGTGGGAGGCAAATACACATATCATTTCCGACGAAGAACTGGATCAATTATTGAGCTTGTTCGATAAAGGCTTTGCGGTGAAAGATGGTGAATGCTCGAAGAAGAAAAGACAGCTGTGTGTTCGTTATTATAATGATTGGAAAAGGGACTATGCAACTATGATCTGCTATGTTCCGGATATTACATTTCAGTACAAAACAAAGCTTAAAGGCAGACTGTATTATCAGCCTGTCCGTTTTGCTTTTATAGAGTTGTAGGAGGTGGTTTTATATGGTGGATCTAACAGATGCCCAAAAGAAAATCTTTTGCAGCGGTACATATTTTCATGGCTATCAAATGCACTTCCCGGATCTGGGTCTGACGATCGGCAACGATACAATTCATTCCGAAGCGGTGACGATCAAGGAAAGTATCTGCGATGAAGAGGAGCTTGTACTCGGAGGCTGCATTGCATCCTCTTGCGAGTTTGAGGTGTCGGAGATCTTGCAGAACGAGCTGAACGGGCAGGGATTTATCGCCATTCAGGAGACGGTGGATGAAGATGGCGATACAGCGATACAGCTGCCGATGGGATATTATCAGGTTGATTCTGCGGAACTGGTGGATGACAAGGATTATAAGAAGGTCGTGGCGTATGACGCTTTATATGGAGCATCCGTGGATGTCTCTGAGTGGTATAACGCTCTTTTTCCGGCAGAGGAGAAGAGTGTCACAAAACTGCAGGACGGCAAAGAAGTCACCGTGAAGGTCGTGGAATACGGGACGGTGAAGCTTAAGGCGATGAGAGAATCGCTGTTGCAGCATTTAGGGATCCCGTTTAAATCGCAGGCACTGGTCAACGACGATATGGACGTGGAGAAAACCATTGCTCCGACGGCGGGAAGTCTGACAGGAACCACGGCGCTCAAGGCAATCTGCACGGTGAATGCCGGCTTTGGACGTATGGATCGGAGTGGAAGTTTCGAGGTGATATATCTGCCGGATATGCATTCTATTGGTTTGTATCCACACATTGGCTTATATCCGCATGTTGGGTTGTATCCTACAAGTTCCAGCGGCACATCACAGGACATGACAAAGCTGTCCGGCGCATCTGATACCGAAGCAGAATATAGGAGTATCCGGTGCGAGGAGTATACCACGGACAAGATCACCTGTCTTAATATTCAGACGGATGAAGAGGACATTGGTGTGACGGTCGGGACGGATCTGAGCAATCCATATCTTATCACCGGAAATTTCCTGCTATATGGAAAATCGGTGGAGGAACTTAAGACGATAGGCAGCAATATCCTCTCCAAGCTGAAAGGCATCTATTACCGCCCGGTATCGGAACTGAAGCTGAATGCTTTGCCGTATCTGGAGACGGGGGATATGATCGTGGCGGAGAAAGAAGCAGAGAAGGTTTATTCATATATATTCTCCCGCACGATCTCCGGCATTCAAGCGCAGATCGATACTTACGAAGCGAAGGGTAGTCAGAAACGACAGAACGAAGTAACACAGGAAAGCGAATTGATGCAGCTCAAAGGCCGGACGTTGAAGATTCAGAAGAACATCGACAGCGTTTACATTGAAATGGCAAATGTGGAAAAGAAGACGTCTACCAGATTCGAGCAGACGGATGAAGCAATCCGTCTGGAAGCAAAACGTGCCACAGGTGCGGAGAAAGAGCTGCGGTCCTCTATCGAGCTGCAGGCAGACAGCGTTGTCCTGAAGGTGGACTCTGACGGCAGACTGGTAGAGGTTGCTCTGGGTGTTGATCCGGATACGGCAAAGACTTACTTTAAAGCAGGGGCGGATAACATTGATCTTGAAGCGGAGGATGTATTCAATATTATATCCGGTGGCACACTGAATCTTTCCGGAAAAAAGATCACGATAGTCAGTGATAAATTCAATGTTACAGAAGATGGTACCGTTCAAGCTGAATCAATTGATATTTCCGGGGGACGGATTCATTTGGAGACAGTGAACAGTCCTGACAGTTTATTGAAACTGTCAAACTATAAGCCAAAGGTAATAGCGAATGGGGAAGAACTGGAAGTAAAATACATAGGAAATGGAAAACCAAAGGATGAGCTTACCATACCGGACGGTACTGTAGAGATAAAGGGACCGGCAATCGGGGATCTGTATTATGACTTGGATACAGATACGGTATATCGCTTTTTTTATGGCAATGGAGCTCATTGGAGGGAATATGACTATGAGGAAAATCTGGATCAAAGACCTACATGTGATTATAATTCAACAGCAATGAATACCGAGGAAGGAGTGTCATCAGAATGTTATACGACTGTAACTCTGGATGTTGAAGATGGCAAAGGCGGTTATGTAAAACAGCAGTTTAAGGATAGCAGCAAAACGATACACAATCCTTACGGTATTCATCTTGAAAAAACATCACATACAACAAGGATGGGAACTGCAGAAGAGGAGACGATCGCGGCAAATATAACACTGGACGAAGAAGAGTACGATGGCGAATTAAAAAAACAGCCGGTAATAAAAACGAGTGCACCATTTAAAGTGCAAGAAGTGACCATTGATGGAAGTGATGAAAATATTCTAAGTACACCTAGCATTGTATCATGCACAGGCATGAGGATTAACGGAATGCAATACATGGCAGGGACTAAAGTTTTCACAGCTGATGCAATAACAGTTTATACAGTAATAGATGTTGAAAATATTAACGGTATGATGCCTTTTACGGCTGTAAATGCTGATTGGGATGCATGCCCATTTACGATAGATGTGGTTTCCTTATCGTTAAAAGGAACATCCGGAACTCCGCAATTAGTTATATCGCATTCAAAAATAGAAAAAGGGAAAAGTTACAGGATAAATTACGGATATTGGGCAAATGTCTAGAAAGAGAGGCAACTATGGCGAGTTATTTAATACCGGAACCGACGGCAGAAACATCAAAGGCTCTCGCACTCGGCACAAGGAAGGGATTGGGAAATCTTTTGATTTCGCAGAATGCGGAGCAGTATTCTTTTAAGCCGGACGGGAGCACAGAAGAGTGGTGGGCGATTGGAATGATCGCGCACGATGGAAACTACTGGCATCCCCTGATCGTATCAAACACAAAAGAATATTCGTACTCCTTTTCGACAAAGTATTATCCGAATAATGACCCTCTTTCGAATAATACAGCATCATTTGAGTATGAAGGGAAAATCTACCATGCAAGTTTCGGAGCCTTCGGGTCGATTGGCAGTAGCAGTGTAACGACCAGTGCAAAGATACCGGTATACACGGAAACAAAATCCGCCAACATTGAGGAAATGGCAAAGATCCTGATCGGGTTGCATCTTGCTGAGGGCGGGACACTGCCCGGTAAAAAGTCGGCATTTGAGCCGATGGAGTATGAAACGATTGGCTGGAAGAATGATGGACCACCGGACATATCGGCGGAAAATCTGGGGAAGATGGACGAGACAATCGAAAAATTGTGTACCAATCTGAATGTTGCACATGAGGAGCTCGAAGCAGATATTCAGGAATTGGCAGAAACGATAGGGGCAATTACGACAACACAGTTTTAGAAAGGAGGAATTTGAGTGAGCATAATGAGTGACCTGCAAGCTATAGCAGACGCAATACGCTGTAAGACCGGTAAAACGGATCAGATGATGTTGTCAGATATGCCGGAGGAGATTGAAAACATTTCTGGAAGTGGTGAGGACAGCTATCCGCATCCACCCTTATCAATCTATGTCCGTCCGGAGATCGTGTGTGAAGTACAAAGTTTAACAAGAACATATCCGGCTTATCAAACAAAAATATATTTAACAAATTAAGGAGGTAATACAATGATAACTAAAATGGGTAAAAAAGCGTGGGACTTTCTCACGCAGGGAAAGATAACTGATGAATGGTTCGATACAGATACCGTGACTGTAAATGGTGTTGTTGTAAATCGTGAAAACTATGGAAGCAGTACCTATTATAAACAGGAGTGGCAGTATGAAAATCGTTTTAAGATTCTTGAAAGACAGGCTTTTTTATCTCCGATGTATACCAGCATTAGCGATGCGGCACTATACGACCAGCTATTCCCTTATCGAATAAGCATGCTGGTGAGAAACAATCAGAATTACGATGCTAAAAATTTTGCGTGCAATCCGTTTATCTATGGAAAAGATTCAGACGGTTATACAAGATCAGTGTTTTTTGGAGCGTCTGATGCGCCGGAAAACGAAGATCATTACTGGCTACAGGATTGGTTGCAGGGAGTATATTGCTATACGTATTCTCGAAATGAAGTTAAAAAAGATAATGTTACCGTTGAAAAATTAGCGATTTACAATTCGACAGAAAATGAAGTAACGATAAAAGAAATGTGCGCTTGTGTTAAATATCTCTGGATCACTAATGCCAACGGAGGACCGACTACAGTCAGCACTAGCACAGGAATGACAGAAGCCGCCGCTCCGCTTATCATGATTGATAGAACCGTGCTTGAAACTCCGTTAGTGATTCCAGCAAAATCGCTGGGAACGTTGATTTTAAAATAAGAATAAATAGATAGCACAAGGAGCGTTAGCTCCTTATTTTTATGCCTAAAGAGGCGGAAAGGAAGGTACATTATGGACAAATTACAAATCTATGCAGCCCAGCTTGGGCTGTCAACAATTACGGCGGCAATTGCATCAAAGTGTGGATTGCTCGGCTGGATGCTGGTGGCGGTAGCTGCAGCAATGATCATTGATTTTCTCGCCGGTATGGCTGCCAGCGCCAAGGAGGCGGTGGAACATCCGGATGATGACAAGTACGGCTGGAGCAGCAGAAAGGGAATGATCGGTATTTTCAAAAAGTTCGGTTACATTCTTGTCATCGTAGCATCGATGATCGTGGACTTCCTGATCTATAAGTTATCAGGGATCTTATCGGTTACGTTGCCGATGACGATGTTCTTCTCCACGCTTGTGACGGCGTGGTTTATCCTGAACGAATGCTTGAGCATCACGGAGAACGCCGGGCGAATGGGAGTGAAGGTACCGGCATTTCTAACGAAGGTCATTGCCGTGCTGAAGGGCACAGTGGAACACGAAGGGAATATATTGAAGGAAGATACAGAAATGGAGGAAAAAGACTATGAAGAAAGAACATAACATTAGAATTGACAGATCCAAGCTGCATCCGTGGCTTGATCAGAAGCTGACCGTGTTACTGAGAAAGTGCGCAAAGAAAGAAATCTATCTGATCATTACGGAGGGTTTCAGAAGCAAAGAATACCAGGATTCGCTCTATGCACAGGGCAGAACAAAACCTGGTAAGATCGTCACAAATGCTAAGGGCAGCACATATTCCAGTCAGCACATGTGGGGAGTTGCATTTGATATTGCAATCAATGACAGCAAGCTCCTGTATGATGCAGCCACGATCCGCAAAGTGGCAGTGATTGCCAAGGGCATCGGTCTTGGCTGGGGCGGTGATTGGAAATCCATTGTCGACACACCACATTTCTATTTGCCCAAGTGGGGAAGCACTACATCGCAGCTAAAAGCTCTTTACGGTACTCCGGAGAAGTTCAAGAGAACATGGAAAAAGACGGTGAAACGTGAGAAAGGAGCTCTTTTGTGGAAAACTTCCTCGAAAAAGACAGGATCGCACTGCAGGATCCCGAAGGGAGCTGTCGTTGAAGTCCTGTACACGAAAGACTGGTACACGAAAGTGAGATACAAAAATAAAGTTGGATATGTGAATAAGAAGTTTGTGGTATAAACACGGCGAATGTGATACAATAAATAAATTTTGAATTATAATAAAGCACAGTAATATTTCCCCTAAACTTGCCGAGTACGGCGGTCCGGATGGGGAAGCCGGGGCTGCATTT